ATGGGGAAGATCTGGAGAGAAAATTAATATCGGATACTCATATCCAACAGCTCCTAATAGTTCTATTCTGCATACTGTTTTAGTAAGAGAGAATATTGATGTAAAAATTTCACTCAAATCTGGCGCCCCAGTTCCTACTACTATTGATGGCACTACTGAATGGGACGTTACTATTACTCCTAATACGCCAGTAGCTGGTGTAGATCAAGTCACTTTTACATGGAATACAGTAGGCACTGCCCCTGGCTTGGGCGGTTTAGCTGGCAATGAATACGTAACTATTGCCCAAGGTTCAGAGCTTAATCAAAAAAATACCGGAACATTTAGAGTCAGCAATGAAGTGGGCTTTACACCTACGGCTAGTAGTTTTACTATTGTGAGAAAAAATGGGGAAGCAGTAGCCGAGCAAGATAAGGCGACACTGGTTGCTAATGTGTTTAGTTTTTATCAATCTTCTAATACTACCGCAGCAGAAATTGTAGCATATATCGGATCGTCTACTCTGGCAGATATCGTTACAGCGACTCTGGTTGATGATACAGGCATTTCAGGTGCTGGTATAATCGATAGATCTACAGCTGAAGAAAATAATTTCTCATTTTCGTCCTATTTTTTGCTAGACGGCATCAATTGGCTAGCGTCTTCAAATATTTCTGGATCGCCACAATTTACATTTAAAAGACCACTATCCTATTCATCAGCAACTGGATACGCATTCAATCAAGGTGAAAATTTAAGGCTTGTGCCTACCTCTGTTGATCAAGCCGTAAGGTTTGCTAATGTGTTGGCAGTTTCTGGATTTACTACTTTAGGCGGTATTGGTCTTAGCGCAAGAGAAAGCAAAATGGAACTTTCTACTAACTTTTTAGGTGGAAAGGGCTCTATTCAAATCATTGGCGGTGGAGCTAACTCTGTATCTACTCCTATAGTCGGCTCTGCAATACTTATAAACAATCTCTATGCACTATCTAGCGTAGCTAGGGCTGGACTAACAGGTTTCCATAGCGATCAGTGGGTTAAGTTAGAGGCCACATTTAAACAAGCAAAAGAAAATTTATTTAAACCAACAGCGTCTGTACTTATAGACGGAGACTATCAAACAGTAGGAAAGTCTCGTATCCGATTTTTAGGTAGGACTTTGACTGACAGGCATTTTGGCAAACCTAGAAACCATATCAGATCTAAAACTAGGGCTTTTAAAGTAGAAAAACAGGGAGATTTTGCTTGTATTAGTTGGGATGGCGTCGGTACGGAGCCATACTTCTCAAAAGCTTTAAATTTAAACGCTACGGGTGTCGGAACTCTAAATATTGAGAAAATTACTAGCTCTAGCGAAGTCAATATTTATATTCTAACTGGCCCAATCAATTTTACTGAAGTCTCTATTGGCGACAATATTACTATTTCTGGTATGGATAACACAGAAAATAATGGCACTTTCTTAGTAACTGGTGTTTCTGCAAATGGTAAAGTTCTTAGAATTTTAAATTCAAACGCCATTAATGAATTTTCTACCGGAACTGCTTCTATTTTAAATAATGCAGCTATTGTAGGCGATGAATTTATCGTGGACGGCAATTCTTTAATTGCTGGTGTAGATTTTTCAGTAGGAGCTACGGCTGACGACACTGCCGCAAACTTAGCATCTGCCATTAGTGCTTTACCAGGAGTTACCGCTTCTTCGTCCGGTTCAGTTGTAACTATTGAAGCAACGATTCCAGAAGCCACCATCAGTTTAGTGTATAACGATCTTGGCGGAGGCGGCGGTGGAGCGGTTTCTGGTGCGTTTTTAGTTGGTCGCGGATATACTGCGGTTGATTTTTCTTGTACGTCTTCTGTTTCTGAAGGCGACAATGTTATTGTCTCTGCACCTTTTAGCGTTCTTAATAGAGGTAAATTTAGAGTTGTCAGAAGATATCTAAATTCTATTTATATAGAGAACGCAAATGCTATTGAGGAAACCGTCACTCTTTCTTCAAACTTAATTTCCTTAGGATACGATGGAACAACTTCTTTTGAGATTCTAGCCACAAACAACAAACTTACCCTGCGTTGGGATGGAACCGGAACAGAGCCGACTCTTGGAGTAGTAAGACCTGGAGATGAAATTACTCTAGGCACTGACTTTGCTGTTTCCAACCAAGGAACCTTTATGGTTACAAAGGCAGAAGAAAAACTTCAGGAAATCACAAGGGCTACTTGTATTGCTGGAAGCTTAATTTCTACAGGTGAATATTGGGAAATAAAGTCTGCCGCTGATGCTACACAATATTATGTGTGGTATAATGTAGATGGTGGCGGCGGCGATCCTGCGCTTGTTGGTAAAACTGGCATACAAGTTGCCATCAATAGCGTGGATAGCGCTTTGACTGTGGCAAGTGCTACTCAGGCGGCTATTGATTCTTTAGCAGACTTTTCTGCAACAGTATCTCAAAATTTTGTAACTATTACTACTACAGGTTTTGCAGAAACTACAGACGCAACAGTCGGAAATATGGACCCAACATTTGATATAGAAGTCTTACAGCAAGGTCAAAGAACATTTTTCGAAGCTCTTAATCCGGCAGTTGTAGCCGAATCTGGAGTGTTGATTACCGACGTATTAGAGGTTCATAGGCCTCAGATGTTATTCTATGAATACGACGCCACTGTTGCGGGCGATTCTTTTGTTATATCTAGTGACTTTCTTGGTAGCGACAACCAGAATACTTGGCTTATAGATCGAGTTATTGACCAGGATACCATTTTAGTAATCGGTACTATGTTAGACCAAGAATTGACTTCACTTTTTGACTTTGAAGAATCAATTTTTACAGAAGAAGAATTTCCATATATCGGCTACAAACGAATTAGGTCTTTGGTTAACGACCCTGCTAGCACTCAGCGTGGATTAATATTATTTGATACTAAGGCTCAATTTAATAAAATTAACGATATTGGCGCAGTTCAAATAACTACTCTAAATAAATTAAATTTTAATACAACTATTAAAAAAGGCCTAGATAGCTATCGTTATCATACGGGACTGATCGGTGAAGCTAATCGTATAGTTTATGGAGATCCGAGAGATCCGATCACTTACGCTGGAGTAGCAGCTGCAGGTGCGGAAATTTTTATCAGAGAACCTTTATTTAGACGTGTACAGGTTTCTATTGATGTTAGAATTGAGACTGGTATCCCGTTTGCTCAGATTACCGAGCAGGTTAGAACTAACCTCACAGCTTTAATTGACGGTAACCCAATTGGCCAATCTATTGCGATTAGTGATATTATTGAGTCTGTGAATACTATACCAGGAGTAAGAGCAGTTGCTATTACCTCGCCCTTATATAACGCGGCAAATGATACTATTAGAATTGCCCCTTCTGAAAAAGCTAGAATTATAGATCCTACGGCAGACATTACTGTGCGGCAGATCGGGAGCTAAAGTTAATATGTTTTTAGGAAAATCAAATGGCAACTACTAAGCAAGAACAATATAAAAGATTGAGAAAACTATTAAACTCCGCTATTCGTGGTAAAAATACCGACGCCATATTATGGGCTCTTGCTAATCCGGCTGTTCATCTCGTTAGCAATGTTGAAGCTATACATGATAACGTCTACATCGCTACTGCGGTTGATAGATATTTAGACCAAAGACTAGCAGATTATAACTTAGTTAGACCTCCAGAGGTTGGATTAAGTGATGATATTTTTAGAGAAATTGGTATTTCTGTAGTTAACAAAAAACAAATTCGCGAACTTATCATGTCTATTTTGACTGTTATGTTTGGCGAGGAACTTACTCAGGCGACTGCTCGAAGTGCTCAATTTGAACCTTATAATCTTGATGCTGGCGATAAACTTCGTATGCGTTTTGATGGAGGAGAAGTCGTTGAGGTAGAGTTTAATAGCTCTCAATTTTCTAATATAAGTGCCGCCACAGCTCAAGAAGTAGCCGACGCCATCACTAAAACATTGAGAGAACAAGGCAAGACAGGTAGAGCATTTGCTCGCGATGATGGTTCTGGGGGATATGTTACGATCATATCAGATACTGAGGGGCCGCAGTCGTCTGTGGTTGTCCTTGGGGGCCGCGCTCAAAATGAGTTTTTGTTTGATAAGGTAAGGCCCACAACTGGGGGAGCGTCTACTCAATGGACGGTATCATTAGTTTCTGGTGGATCGGTAAGGTTTACGTGGTCTGGCGGGGCCAATCCATCTATTGGTAAGACTAGAGTCGGAGATTATGTCAACATATTTGGCTCTGGTTTTGACACTAATAATCAAGGGACTTTTACCATTACCAATGTTAAGGGTGGTATTTTAGGGAGTGCTTTTTATGAAATAGAAAATCCTAATGGTGTTTCCGAAATAGTTTTACAAGGTACTGTAGACGGCGTGTTATTTTTCCAGCCTTTCAAAAATTCTCTGACTACTAAGGTCAGATATGCTGCAATATTCCAAGAAGAATCCAGATTACTAGAAGTTTTCATTCCAGCTACAACTAAAGTTGTACGGCGCGATAGACAGGGAGCTTCTCATATCCATGAGCCAGAATTAACTACCGAGACCTATGATCCAGGACTAAACGAGATAACAGATATTACAGTTCCCGTTCCTGGTTCTATAGCAGATGGTTCGTATTTTAATATTAACTCAGCAAACGACGTCAATCTGTATTATGTTTACTTTGATATTACTGGTGGAAATCTAATAGATCCAGCCCCTAGTGGAAGGACAGGGATCAGGATAGATATTTCGACTGCCATCACAGCTACTGATGTTGCTATTTT